TGCCAATCGGGGTGGCGTTTACCCAGGCACTGCCGTCCCAGATTTTGACACCGTTGGGGGTCAGGCTGGTGTCGAGCCAGACTTCGCCGGTGCTGTTGCCGCTGCTGCCACCAGAAGGCGGGGTGGCGTTGGGTGCAGTCGAGCCAATGTGGACGGGGCCGACTTTGATGATGGTTGCACCAGTGCTGTCCTTGAAGAACAGACCGGGACTGGTGGTATTGGTGTTAAGGGCAATTTGGCCGTCTGCAATCGCCGTTGTAGGACGCTTGTTAGCGGTGCTGCTACGCAGGTGCTTATGCGTGGAGGCCATTCCCTTAACTCCAAAAGGACGGGATTACCCCAACAGTTTAGTATTCTCCGTCGTCCAGCACTACGTCGTAGGTTTCAAAGACGTAGGTGAAGTCGCGCCAGGCGGTGTAGTAGTTGGCGCCTTGAATTTTTAGGAGGACGTCACCGGGTTGACCGCCGACTGGTACGTTCTCGGCGCTGTATATGAAACTTTCCGTTCTGTGTGACATCAGTAGGTGCCATCGTCAACCACGCCGATTGTCATTTCACCAGTGCTGTTGTCCACCAAGACCTCGCTGGACTCTTTGACCACACCGATTTGAGACGTGGTGGCAATTTGAGCGCGGCCCCACAGCAGCACCAAAGCATCACGCACATCTGCCACGCCCGTCATGTCCGGCGTGAAATAGGTGCCGTCGCACAGAATGTCGTAATCGTTGAAGGTGCCGCTAGCGCCGGAAACCACGGCAACCTTGGTCCAGTTGGAGCCCGTGCCTTGGCTGAGAACCCAGTCGCCTACTGCCAGCGAGACTGCTGGAGCTGGAGTTGTGCCAGTGCCGGCGGTGGTAACTGCGAGATAAACGCCGTTGTTTACAGTGTTCGGCGCTCCAAGGGCTTGGCCGACAGTGAGACCGGCCTCGGTGCCGTACTGGTTCAGGCTGACGACAGTGTTGGTGGTGGCGTTGTACGTTCCACCGAAACGCAGGTTCAGCTGGGTTGGAGAGCCGTAGCCGACAAGCAGCCAGTAACCGTTAGGCGTGGGGCTTACTGTGCCTATCCAGATATAGGCCGAGCGGTCGGAGGGATTGACCCACCACTGGCCGGCAAATTCAGGTACAGGCTGCGTTTCGGAAACTTGCGCGATGCCGTAGTCGGCCAGTTGCGTGGCGCTAACGCTGTTTTCGGCAAGGAAGGTACCGCTGAACGTGCCGGTTGTGATCTTGGAGGCGTCAAGGTTTGGGATGTCGGTTGCCAGCAGGCCGGTGCCAGAGCTGACGTGGCCTTGGGCGTCAACCGTGACTTTTGTATAAGTGCCCGCGCCGACGCTATTGCTGTGGTTGAGGACGCCGCCGGCAGCAACACTCAGACCCGTACCAGGAGCAATGGCGCCGGGGGTACCGATGGCTGCAACTGGAAGGTCGCCGCTTGCAAGGGCGCGGAAGGTTGGGGCTGCGGCTGAACCAGTGGTTGGACCAGCAAAAACCGTTGCGGCGGTTTGATTGTCGAGGCTGCTGGTGATGGTGGCAACGCCAGCCGCGCTTACCGAGGAGCTAAACGCAATCGGCGTGGAGTCCGTGAAGACAAAGCTCTGGACGCCGGCCTGCTGGACCCAGGTGCTGCCATCCCAGACGTAGGCAAGGCCGGTGTTGGTGTTGAACCACTGCTGGCCTTCAAATGCACCACTGCCGGTGGGGGCGTTGCCGGAAACAATCGTGCTGGAATCGGCGGCAAGTTTGGCGGCGGTGACTGAGGCTGCACCAAGCTCATCGGTGGTGACGGCGCCGGTTGCAATTTTGGCGGTGGTGATGGCGTCGTTGGAGATGCTGGTGGCGAACGAGCCAGTGCCCGAGCCGGTAACGTCACCGGTCAGCGTGATCGTTTGATCGCCTGTGTTGGTGCCAGAGCTGGTGCCGGAGTGCGTGCCGCTGAACGTGCCGGATTGGGTGGCGAGCGTGCCAAGGCCAAGGGTGGTGCGGGCGGTGGCAGCGTCAGCGTCGTCAATCAGGCTGCGACCAAAGCTGGTCAGGCTCGTGGTGGCGTAGGTGTCGCTGGCCGTGGTGTAAACGGTTTGGTCGGCGCTGGTGGTCAGCCCGGAAATGCTTTGCAGTCCAGCGTCATATGCCTGAACATCAGTTCCGATGGCGACGCCGAGGTTGGTGCGAGCAGTGCCAGCGTCCGAAGCGCCAGTGCCCCCATCGGCAACGGCAAGGTCGGTGATGCCGGTGATCGTGCCGCCCGTGATGGTGCCGCCAGTGATGGCAACTGCGGTGGCATCTTGTGTGGCAATCGTGCCGAGGCCGAGCGTGGTGCGCTGGGCGGCTGCGTCGGCGTCATCAATCAGCGCACGACCTGCTGCGGTAAGCGGGATTTCCTCAACAACGCCTGCACCAGCAGTGCTACGTCCCAGCAGCCGGTCGGTGGTGCTGACGTTTTGGATTTTTGCGTAGGTGACTGCACTGTCAGCCAGTGCGGTGGTACCGAGTTTGGTGGTGCTGCTTTGATTGAGTTTGGCAAGGTCAATGCTGGAGCTGTCGGCGAGGGTGGCGCCGGCTTCAAACAGGTCTTTGGCGGTGACCTTTTTGGTCTCGCTGGCCGAAATATCGACGATGGGCAGGACGTCCGTGGCTGCGACGTCTACCTCGCTCAGTTGGGTTAGCTGTGTAATTCGCTGGTCGGCCACGCACCCGCTCCAGGTCTGGGAAGTCTGCTGCTAGTTTAGTCGGTTACTTCTGTCAACAAGAAGTCGAGGTTCTGCTGCAGGCGGATCCGGTCGGTGTCCTCCTTGAGGATGTACCCAGACGGTTCGCCAATCAGCAGGCGGATTTCGCCAGTGGTCACAAAGTCGATGACGCAGTTGATGGCTTGGTCACTGCGAACTTCGATGCCGGTTTTGGTCACCATGGCATCAAATTCGTAGTAAATATCGTTTGATTTTGTATAAACAGAATCTTCTACAAGCTGCAAAGCGCAGGAAAATTCGCTGCCAATATCAGTGCGGTTAATGAGTTGGAGCATCAACAGCGAGTTCTCCACCAGTCCGCTGTTTTCGGTATTAAACAGACAGTCGATTGATCCACTGCCTGAAATCAGACCGGCGGAATACATTTGCCGGAAGCGGTCGGACATTGTAGTGGTGTCCATTGCTTCGCGGTCGGTGTTAAACGTGTAGCCGGTTACGTCGCCCAGCACACGTTCCACGGAACCGTAAATTTTGACGTCTACGGGGATTGCTCCACCGCTGAAAGTTTCTACGGGATATTCATAGGTACGGTCGTTATTGATGGCTTCGTTAAATGTTTCAAACAGGCGCACACCGCCGATGGCATTGACGTTTGCGTATGCCACAACCATGTTTTGAGTTACGCCACCGCCATCGGGCCAGGTGGAAGGCGGCAAAAAGTCCAGCCCTCGCGGGTCTGTGGTGGAAATAACCAGTTGGTCGCCCGTCAACAGGTTGTCGATGGAACCTTCCAGGCCAAAACGGTTGAGGATTGTATTAACGTCTGCCGGAAGAATGGACGAGACAAAACTGCCCGGAGACTTACGGCGCAGTTTGATTTTGCCGTAGTGCCCTAGGAAATAGGTCATGCCTGAGGGATTTCAAGGAACGGACCATCGACGGTGAACTGGATTGCTACGGAACTCAACTCGCCCGTGCTGACTTGGAGCGAGGCATTTGTGATCCAAGCTGAAAATGAAATGTCATCTTTGTTGTCTGAACCAGAGATGGTGGTTCCGGTACGCAAACCCATCAGCACGCGATCAGATTGCGTCACGCCGGCTGTTGAGGTTTTCATTATTTTTGCCAGAAGTCGATCAAATTGAGTGCCGGGCTCAGTACTTGTCGTTCCTTCGCGCCGGTAATACAAAACAGTGGCGCTGCCGGTTGCACTGGCCATTCCGGGGGTGTATGCCTTAACAGCGGTATCTGCAGTCGTCGTTTCTAGCAGTTCAAGGGTTGTTTCAAGCGACCAGTCCCGCAGCTTGAGAACTTGATAAGGATTGGAACCGGGAGCCCCGTAAATATCCCAGTCAATTACATCACCGCTGTAATACGCAGGGTTTTCAGCAATGTACAAGGCGCCGGTGCGGCCTGTGTAAAAACCCATGGTCAGAACTCCTCGATTGCTCCAGTTTAGCTGCGAACAGTAAAGAGACCGTCGCTGAAATTGGCGATGAGCGACAGGCCGTCAGTGGTGCAGGGGTAGATGGTGGCGCGAATGGTAATTTCGCCCTCTTCGTCCATCTGCACTTCCGTTACCCGGAACACCCGTCGCGTGGTGGCTTCAACGCCAAGGACAAAAAGGTAGCCCTCGTAGCTGGTGAGCTGGGATGAAACCCCGTTGATCACCGTAACGCCGTTAAGACTGACCATACCTTTGTCGCTGCGGTACAGCCGGAAGTTGTAGGTGCCGTCGGCTGGGTTGCTGGCTAGTGGCGTGTTTAGCGTGCCGTCTTTGCCGACGACCCCAGTGCGGATGGCGTCCCAGGCGTTCTGGCCGATGTCAACGTAGACGTAAGCACCAGGGAAGATCGGGTCGGAGGTCGGGTACGTCTTGAACTCGATTGCCTGGCGTACATACCTGCGGCTGTTACACAGGAGCTTGCCGAACAGGACGGCGTGGCTGTAGTTGGAAACGTACGAAGAAATATCAAAAGTTTGGCGGATGGCGTCAACCTCTACGGTGTCTTTTAGGACGACTTCGACGGATTTCTTTTTGGCAAAAACTGCGTTATCAGGCATATCGGTGTAAATGATGTTGGCGATAATGTCCTGAGCATTGCTGCCGTAGTCGATGTACTCCTCTTTGTAGGAGTCCTCCAAAATGTTGCCTTGGTTGAACAGGGCGGTGATGTTGATGGTGCGGCTGATTTGACCGGTAGTGGTGTCGTAAGGGACCGCCGGAACTAAAGTTTCGCGTCCACCGATGCGGGCAAATTCCAGCAGGTTGTAGGGGGCAACTTCAACCCAGAACTCGCGCCAGCTGCGTGGGTCTGCAATCACACAGTCCATGAACAGGTTGTTGGCGATGCAAAAACGCTTGGTGATTGCAAGTTGCTTTAGATCGAGGGCGTTGACGACGGCGTAGTTGCCGATGCCGTCTTCTTTGTCCAGAACCGTGTCGAGGAAAATGTCGGGGGCGAGGCTGCTGGCTCCATCGGGTGATGCGGGGTAGTAGGTATAACTCGCATTGCCCCAGGGGATTCCGTACTCATCACTCCCGCTGGTACGTAGGCGGCGGACGCTGCGACCTTGGGTTGCAAATACGGTAAAGGAACGCAGGTCTTGGATGGTCTTGCCTGAGTAGGCGTTAAAACCAATCAGTGAAAGGTTGTTGTATAGCTGCGGGAAATCGCTGAACGGCTGGATTAGTTGTTCCGTGACCGAGGTGATGGTGATTTCCGGGCCAGCATCAAACGAGAACTGGATCTGGTGGTCGGAATCGTAGTTAAACAAATCCCATTCCGTTAAATAAGCGGGACCTCTATTGAAAGGTGGGTATACAGGGCTGCTACGCCCGAATCCTTGTACGGCGGCCAAACTTAAACCCGTAAATTCAATCGTTGGGTAAATTGTTGCGCCTGTGCTCATGATGTACGCAGGAAGCGCGTAGGTAACGGGATCGCCGTTGTTCTCAAGGTAGTTGTATGTCGTGTACGCCTCTGTTTCACGGTGCGGGTCTGAAACGGGCTCCAGCTCAAAAACCCAGTGGGTCGCTGAGTTGGGATTGGTCATGTTTGAGTTGAACCGGAAATAGATGTAGTTTTCGTTGTCGGCTGCCCGGCTGATCGCAAAAATGGCTGGAACAGTTGTGTACCGAGAAGTTCCGGCCTGCTTGTAGCGAAGAACAAACAGACTTGTTCTGTTTTTAATTCCGTTATCGGCAACGCTGCGGCCAGCAGCACGATTGCTTCCGTACTCGTATTGCGCTCCAGAAATACGTCTATATGCAGTTGCTCTTAAGGCAAAATCAACGATATGGCAGGGTGAAACAGTTTCATATTGGGCTGTGGCAATTTTGACCAGGGCTTTGGTGTAATAATCGCCATATCGTTCGGCGTAGTTGGGGAGTCCTCCACCGCCGCCGTAAGCGTCAGCTTGCTCGTAAGGTGTGATGGGAGAATAACCGCTTCTTGTACACCGCAGACGGACATACGTGTTTTCGGTTTCAATGTTGCCTGTGATGCTAAGGACTCGGAATAATGCAGTACCAAGTTTGAAATCACTGGCGTTATCAAAAACACTGAGGACGCTACGTCGTGCCTCTTTTGCTTCGACTAGTGTATCTGAGTGACCTGGGTCGTAGGCTACGGTATTAAAGGTGATGACGACTTCATTGCCTTCGTAAACGTAATCGCCAGTGCCATATACCCATGGAATTTCTGACGCGCTAATACCTAAATTGGTCGCATCTTTGAAGCCCGTTGCGTTACGCAGATAGAGCAGAACGTTGATGGGTACTACGCCGTAAATACCAACGGTGTTAGCGGTGTTGGGAGAATATGCCTGACTAAAACCGTCAGTTCTGCTGTTTGCAGTTGAGGGTTGGATTCGGTAAGGCGTATCGTACCCAGTGCCGTAAACAGTGGGATCGGTTGATTCTTTATCTTCTACTTCGTCCTGCCACTGCAGAAGTCCCGTCCCGCTGGGTCGGAAATACGTCCACAGAGCATTACTCATCAAATCCCGCAGTGGGGTTTGGCCAAATGCGCTTTTTTCGGTGTCGATGGCAGTAAGTGCTCCACCGGCCAGCATCAAAAGCATCTGAATAAATTGACTGGAGCCGTAACTTCTGACGGCGGACCACAGCAACGAGGATGCGACTCGCACGCCGCCATTAGGATTAGCGCCAGTGCCGGTGCCGCGATTGGCGTAGACGAGGTTTACTGGGTCGCCGTAAGCCGCAAGTTCCTGGACAGAGTTGAAGCCAAAACGCGGGGAAAATCGTTCGTCGCGGGTCTGCGGTTGGCCGCCCCCTCCCCGAGGAGCTTCAAACGCGGGAGTTTGTGGCTGACTTAAAAGCGTCGCTACAACAGTTGCCACCGTCCCAACGATGGACAGCACCGCCAAAGCAATAGCCCATTCAGTGCCGGTTGCCGTCGGTTGCCCCTTGAAGTCTGGATGCTCGTACAGCGCAACAAACTCCAGATATTCATCTTTGCTGATACCCAGTGTTTTGATTAGCTCGTGCTCAAATGGAAGTAGTTTTCGGGCCATCATTCCATCCAATAGCAGCGGCTATAGCCCTCCGGGACTGGGCTACGCACCACATTCTGACTCGGGGCGATAAAAAGAATACTGTCATCCAACACCGTTGCCAGCGCCAAACCGGCCCGACCCGGCAAAAGCATGACAGCGCCAGGGGTGGCTTGGTATATGCGGCGCCCGTTTTCACGCAACCACCGGACGATCAACCGATACCGAAAGTTGGCCTCTGTGTAACTTTGGTAAACCCAATCAAATTGCTGCTGATAATTTTTTAGCTCTAGGCGTTTGCGTGCTTCGCAAGTCAGCTGAAAACAGTCGGTCTTGCCAGATCCGTCACCGGGTTTATGGCCCCAACCGTAACGTAGTCCAATTAAATCGTTCATTGCAACACAACGTTGGCGTTCAACGGCAGCGGACCGACAAGTTGGCGAGTAATCGTGCGCGATGGGAAGTTGGAAATCACGCTATCAATGGCGGAGCGGTAGCGCAACTCGATCGTGGTTTCGCTCACGCTTGCGCCGATGCCCACCATGTATTCCACTTGGGTGGCGCCATTGGCGGCGATGGCGTTGTCGGCGGTTAGCCACGCGGTCGTGAGCACCAAGCGGCTGAGGCGGTTTCCGTTGCCCGCGTCCAGCAGCTTGATCGCAAAATCGACGTTGGGGAACAGGATTTGCAGGATGCTGTTGTCGCCGGTGTTGTTGGCGACCGAGCCCTCTACGCGGAATGGGGCGAACTCGTAGTAACTGGTGCCGTAGCGGTATTTTTGGTTGACAAAATAATTCTGATAAAAATGGCCGGTGCCATCCGAGGTCACGAGGTTGAAGAACTGGGCGATGCGGATGTCGATGGCCATCGTCAGTCGTCCGTGTTCGGGTCGCGCAGTTCACCAAGCAGCGAGATCGACACGTTGTAGATGCCAGGGCGGACGCTTTCGACCTGGGGCGGTTGCTCGTACTGATACCGTAGGTTTCCGCGATCTGCTGCGGTGCTGGTGACTTCGGCGGCAACTTCGCTGCTCATTCCAGCGGTGACGTTGCTGGACAGGTTGAAGCGGCGGTTCAGCGAGGTTTGGCTGTGGTAGTGATCCAGCAGGGTGTTGACCGTGGTGTCGGGGACGTTGCGATATTCAAGTTCCAACTTGGCGCCGTAGGGCAGGTCACCAAAGGTGCGGCGGGCGGCGATGCCGGACAGTGTGCGATACACCTTGACCGGGTAGACGCCGGGGGTAAAGCGCCGGGAGGTTGGGGTTAGCGAGGGGAAGGCGGCCATCAGATTCCGACCTTACGGCGGGTGCTCGGGGATTGCTGCAGGCGATCCAGGGTCATGGACATGCCACGGCTGGCGCCATCGCGGGCAGCTTGGCGGCGGGTTTGAGCCATCGCAGCCTCCAGTTGATCGCGGCTGACGTATTCCACCCCGTTGATCGTGCTGGTCTCAAAGCTCATGTTAAGGACAGGACCGCCACTGGAACCAGGGGCTGCGCCCATTGAGGAGCGCAAATCGCTGTTGGACATGACGCCGCCGCTGGTGCCAGGCACAAACAGCTCGGGGCCGCGCTCGCCAACGAGGTAGGGAGTGCCGGCGCGGGTTGGGCCGCCGTCTGCCCTGAATTTGGGTGCACCTGCTGCATATGCAAAAGTATTTGTTTCTCCTCCGGTTGCTGGACCACCAGCAAAAGGCGATGTCCCACCACCACCACCGCCGCCACCCAATGCTTTAAGGATGGTTTGGAGAATGATCATCGTGATTTGCTTGGCGATAATTTCGGATGCCATCTGAATAAAGGCATCGCCGACAGATTGGAAGAAGCTGGCAAGGGCTTCCTGGGCCGTCATCGTGCCAGAGATGATGCCCTGGAACGCTTGGCTGAAGGCTGTGCCAATGCTGTCTGCCACCGATACAGCGATATTGCCGATGTTGGTCAACTTAATTAGCTCATCTTGCAGGGCGCCGATGCGTTTTTGGATGATTTCGCCGGCGGTTTCTGGGGCCGCAAGTTGTTTTTTGAGTGCTTCAATTTGTTGAAGCTCAGGGGTGGTGTACTGTTTACCGCGTTTCAGCGCTTCCATTTCGTACTGAATACGCAGACGATTACGTTCGGCTTCGGTGGTAGCGTTTCTAAGGTCTAGTTCCTGTTTGAGACCAAGGATTGTATTTTGGGCGTTTTCTTTACGCTGTTCCTCCAAACGTGCAAGGTCTTGGTCTGTTTTTTGAATAATTAAACCTTGTTTTGCCTGCTGGGCCTTTGCTATGGCTAGCTGACCGGCTGCGGTTTTTTCTTTATCTAAAAGTTTTGCTGTTTCAATACCCCATTCAACAAGTTGCTGCTCACCCTGTAAACGACGAGCCAGCATCGGATCTTTTGCCATTTCAGCGGCAAAAATCTTTGCGTTGTAGTCGTACTGATTTTTAAGTTCTGCTGTAAGTGCTCGCTGATTCAGCAGCAGAGTAGCTAAACGCTTTGCTTCTCTTTGCTGTGCGTTTGCGGCTTTATTGGACCCTGCTCCATCTGGGGGCAGATTGGAAGGTACAGTAACAGGTTTAATTAGACCGGTAGTATCCTCAAATTTAACGGCCCCTAATCGTTTTTGTTGTTGTAACACTTGTCCTTGTAAGGACGTAGCCAAATTTCTGTTGGCGCTTTCTGGGCCTACGCGCCTTAAGTTAGTTGAAATATCTTCAAGTTGGTTATTAAGCAGTGCCAGCTCTTCTCTAGATTGAGGTGTTACCCCACTTAGAGCTTTTAAGCTAGCTTGAAGGTTATCAATACCTTGAGATTCAAAACCCGTTGTAAACGCCAACCCGGCTAAACCTAGATTTCTTGAGACAGTGTTGGTAAGCAGTTGGTTTAAGCCGCGTAAACCTTTAGCGATTTTGCTGAGAATACCGTCAAGAATAGGTCCTAGGACTTCGGCAAGTGTTCTAGCCAAACTCACAACTGCTGTGGCTACATCATTTACAGCGTCCTTAAACCGCTCAAATCCTGTCTTAGCTTTCCCTGAAGTACCGTCTACTGTATTACCGAGAGCAAACAGAGTATCGCTAAGATCTTGAACGCTTATTTTTCCATCTTTTGCGTACTGCAAAACTTCTGTACGCGAAATGTCATATTTATCAGCAAGAGCTTGCTGAATTGGTATTCCCTGTGCAGTGAGTTTGGTTAAATCAGTTATACCTACTTTACCTTTAGACACAAAATCAGCGTAAATTTTGGTTACCTTTTCTATAGACCCTCCGTACTCTCCGGTCAAACGACTGGCGAGCTGTAAAACACTTACTTGATCTTGTAAAGCAATACTTAATCCCTGTATTTGTAAAACCGCTGCTTGGAATTGTTCAGAGTTTTTACCTGCTTGAGCAAAAGCTGTAGCCAGTATCGCTGTTTGATTAGCGGCTAAACCTAGGTCGGCAGATAGTTCTTTTACAATGTTTTGCTTAGCAGCTATCTCACCTAGAGCAGTACCAATTAGCGATCCAGCAAAACCTCCTTGGGCGCCTCCTAGTAAACCGCCGACAGCGCCACCTACAGCCGCTTCCGCACTTTGTCCAAAAAGTAGTGGGAAAGCTCCGCCGATGGCTGCAGAGCTGAGACTTCCTTTTATTGTTTTGCTTAGGGCTGTGATTCTTTCTGTTTGTTTTTTAGCTGCCGTAGCCCTAGCCATGTCAAGCTGGGCAATCTGCATTTTTTCTTCAGCAAACAGTTGCTGGTTTGCTTGTCGTTGTCTTTCGAGTTCTCTAGCGCGTAAGGCGCCTTCTGCGCGTTCGGGAGATACATCATTTTCAAAACGACGTCGCGTAGAACGCGGATTCGGGCCGATAGGAAACTGGCTTATTTGACTTCCAGCTAAAAAAGCCGCTCTTTCTTCGCGTTGTTTAGCGCCAATGGCTAGCCGCTCTCTGGCTGCTACGCTAGCTGCCCCTTCTGCTGCTCTAGCGGCAGTAGTTAGATCTTGCGCTACTTGAACTGCATCGTCAAAAAAGCGTAGCCAACTTGTTTTAGTATTCAGTAAAGCTGCATCCGCATTTACGACATCTTGCGCTGCTGCTGCTTGAGTCTGCCGCCGTCTGCGCTCATTCTGCACAAAAGTTTGTCTTCTTGCTACTTCAAAATCGCGGACAGCTTGGGGCTGTAAACCTAGTGCTTTGCGCTGAATATCGTTTAATTTTTTATCATATTCTGTGGCTGCTCGTGTAGTATCTGCCCAGGCTTCAGCAAGATTCTGTACAGCAACTTTTGCTGCACTATCTTGCTGTATCATTGCCGTCTCACGCAGCAATTCTTGAAATGCTGCGGCTTGTTGCCGTACAGCATTTATCGATTTACCTATCTCTTTATTTCCATTTACCCATTCACGCACGTAATCATTTACCTCTTTACTTAATACACCCGATAGATCTCTTTCTTTTCCTCTTCCGCCTACATTTAAGGATATAGGTGTTTTATTTAACGTATTAATTAATCCGCTGATTTTTTCAATGCGGTCTTCCAGTAACGCAAGGTCACGGATACCTGAAAGTAGTACATTAATTTTTGCGTCGTAAGAAGCCACCGCCCTTTCACAGTATTCTGTGAAACCAGTCTACTTAATGAAAAGCCGCCGGGGTTAGCGGCGGCGTCGGGCTTTGTCGATCTCCTTCTGCTGGTCCTCGTTGAGGATGCTGAAGTAGGCGCTCCAGCCGATCAGCTCTTCGGCGGTCATGGTGGTGCTGACTTCGGAAAGGGTCTTGCCTAGCTCTTTGGCAACTCCGAATTGGAGCATGAGCCAGTTGTCTTTCCGAAGTTCGGCACTCAGGATTTTGGGTCGATAGGCTCCGCGTCGTCGGTCAGGATCGCCAGCATCAGGGCTTGCAGGTCCTTGTCCTTGACTTCGTTCTTGAGCACGTCAATTTCGCCGGCGTTGAACAGGCGGGAGCCGGTGTCGTCGAGGGCCTTGGCGATCAGCAGTTGGAGGGCGAAGGCGTTAGCGTCGTCGGATTTGGCTTGTTTTTGGGCGCGTTCGCGCTCGGCCATCGTCAAAGGCGCCACCCACATTTCAAATTTGGTGCCGTCGGAGAGTTCGACAATCTTTTTGATGGGCTCCAGGTTGGCGGCCTTGCGGAGGCGGTCAATGGCACGCAGTGAGCTGGGAGCAGGCATAGAAGTCCTGTTGGTCTCGGATTAGTGTAGCGGAGTAGAGACAAAAAACCCCGGCGGTGAGGCCGGGGTTAGGGTTTCGTCCGTTTTGCAGACTATCAGGCGGAAGTGCTGAAGTCGAAGGTCGGGGTGGCAGCCGGGCGGAAGTTCACCGTCACAGACTGGGCGTCGTCAGGGTTGACGTTCATGCTGGCCGAGGTCAGCGTGGCGTCGAAGCTGATCGAGCGGCTGAGGCTTTCGCTCACGTTGCCGCCGCTGTACACGCGGTCGATGTACAGCTTGAAGGCGGCGCCGGTCTGCTGACGCTGGAGCACGTCCTCAATCATCCGGTTGGACATCGAAGCGTTCTCGTTGGTCATATAGACCGTGGCAGTACCCGTGCCGTCGCCGAAACCGGCGATGTAGCTGCGGAAGGGGACGTACTGACCTTGGGTTTGACCAATGGTGGTGACGTCGATCTCGGCGCGGTTGATCTCGAAGGACCAGTCGCGGACTTGGCCCACGGCCACGAAGTCGGCGTAGGCGACCTGGAACTCGTTGGGGGCAACGGCGGTACCGTCGTCGGTGATGGCAAGAATGGTGCCGCCGGCGCTGGTAGAGACGGTCAGTTCACCGGTGGCAGCGGTGTAGCTGAGCACGTAATAGGTGGTGGCTGCCGAGATAGGAGCAGGCAGGGTGCCGGAGCCGGAGCCGCCGGTCTGGCTGTTAATCACGCTGAATTTCACGGGGTCGCCTACCTTGAAGTTCAGGTAGGTCTCGACCGTGATGGTGTCGGTACCGATATTCACGCCAGATTCACCGAACGAGCCGGTGGTGCCAGCGGGCTTGTAGTAAAGAGCGCCGGACGTGCCGGACAGAACGGTGGTGGCCATTGGCGTACCAGGGGGTTGTTACAGGGCGGGCACTGCCCGGCTTATTACAGGTTAGCGCCTGTAATAGTTTCTTCCTACGACAGCACGGTAGCGACGTAGGAAGTGTCGATTCGCCCCACGAAATGGGGCGCTTGTTCAGTAGCCGAAAATGTAGGGCCGTTGATTTCACCCACCTTGAAATAAACGCCGGTTGTGCCCTTTGTGGAATTGTTGAGGGTTTCCAGCACGTTGACTGCGGTGGTTAACAGAGTTTGGTTGCGGGCAGGACCACGCCCTTTTTCAGTGAAAATGCGGATGACTATTGCTCCGCGGGCGTTATCGACGCTGGAGGTAAGCGTGGGTTCGTTGGTGATGCCAAAAGTGACGTTGACGCGGACATATTCGGTGGTCGTATTGGGCGGGACGGCGGTGATGTTGTCGAAGTAAACAGGTACTGCTGGAACCAAGGCGCCAAACGCTGTCAGCAGCGGATTTTCGACGGCGGCGCGGATGGCTTGGTAGTTCATCAGTTACTCCGTGCAAAGGCAATTCTGACGCCGTTTTCAAGGCTTTTTTGCATACCGCCCCCGTTGGTATAGTTCACAAACCAGTCTTGCGGTGCAGTAGCACGAGAAGTTGGTTCTCCTTCCGTAGGTCCAATATCAGTACGCATACGTCCATAGCGGCGACCTTCAAGTACCACAGGACCTTGCGGGTCTGTTCCAGGGTCGATGAAGTAGCCTTCTTCAAGATCCATGGCTTGCATTGCGTAATCTGTGGTGTTACTGATTACGAGTTTGGGATTTCTATTTGTAGCTGCAACAGTGTCTGGTAATCGAGGAGTATCGCGGATCGAATAGGGGTAGCTGCCTTGAGGACCTTTACCTACTCCGGGGGCATCGGCTGTCCAACTGTTGGCAAACTCCCCGCCCCACAAAGGACCTTCCTGAGCAAGATCGTTCATGATCTCCGCTGCTGCGTGTGGTGCTGCGCTTTGGATTTTTCGGCGTGTATCTCTATTAAATTGGCCCAAAGGTTTTGACATTATTGGGGCCTCGCAATTAGGACGTGCATAACCGGGTTGTCGCCGCGATAGCTGGTCATTGAGATGATCTTGGCCTCGCGGGTAACTCCGGCCTGGGTGTACTGGATGCGGTCGGCTTCGGTCGGATAGTACGTTCCCAGTTCGCTGGTGCCGATGATGACTTTGACGTCTGTTGTTTGGTACAGGCCCTCAGCTTCTCTGGGAGTGAGACGGGTGATGACGGCTTTGACTGTGACCGTGGTGTCGGCGCCAGTCACATTGCCGGTGGTGGGGTCGTAGGTGCGGGGTGTGGTGGTTTTGATGTACGTAATGTTCTGGCCCCAGTCCGCTAGGACGGAGGTGGGGATTGGGGCAAATGTGTCGTCGATTAAGCCCATGTCACCCTCGGAAGAGGCGGACGGCGTAGTTGGCGGCGCCGCCCATGCAGTAAGGGCCTAGGTAGGTCTGGAGCCAGGGGTAGACGTCAAAGACGTTGTTGATGACGCCGCTGGTCTGGCTGGATTTGTTGTACTTGACCTTGAGTTCGCCCAGTTCCACTTGGTCGTAGATGCCGGTGGTGCCAGTGCTGCCGGTGATGGCGTCGGTGTCGTTGGCGAAGGCACGTGCCAGCTCGTAGGTGGCGGTTTTGATGCCGTCGGGGATCACAGTGCAGGCGAGGTCAACGCCGTCCACCGTGTAGTTATCGCGGGGCCACTTCAGAGCTTGGGTGTCCGTGCAGCGGTCACCGTAAAAGCTCAGCGCATCGATCCAGCGGGTGGCGGAGATCAGGGCGCGGTTTTTTTGGTCGGTAGTCTTGGTGGTCCAGGTGCTGGAGTCGGGCACCGTTTCAAAATAGGTGTCAGCAGCCGCCAGCGTCACATAGCTGTTGGCCGAAGCTCCACCCACTGTGGCGTCAATGGCGGCGGGCACGGCTCAATACAGTCTTTTCTTGAGTTTAGCTCCAGAAGTAGATCTTCTTGTTTTAGGGGGTGGACTCAAAATTACGGCGTGGTAAACCTCACCGCCGGTCATTTCAATGTCAGCCTGGATTTCGGCGTGTTGGCCGTAAGGGACGTCAATAAAGCTGCGGAGGTTATCCTGTAGTACGAAAAGCCGGACTGTACTCATGCCTGCTCGCAAAATTGTTGACGCTGATGCCAGCGTAGAAACAAAGGTGGCTTCTGTTCCATCGGCGGCCCCCGGAAAGACCGTGCGGTCGCTGGAAGTGGTGGCTAACGCTATTCGGGAACGGTTTTCCAGTGGGGAATCTGCTGAGACGATCCTGCAGGATCTGCAGGTCAGTGAGCACGTATTTAGAGAGCTGCTCACCCAGTCGTACCAGTTGGTGGGGCGGGCTCCAGTGATTTTTGAATATCAGGAGAAAATGCGGATTGGGGAAATTGAAGGTTGAGTAGTTTTTGGTAAAAGAAAAGGCCCCCGGTTTGGGGGCCTTTGTTTTGGCGCGTACTGAGGATCAGTATGCGCTGGTGTCGAACGGGGTGTTGACCAGCAGGCGAGCGATGGGCACTTGCTTGGTGGTGCTGTACACCAGGCTCCAGGAGGCGGTGTCGGCCAGGTTGCCGGTGGTGGCAGCGTTGGTCGGGTTGTCGCCGGCCACGTTCCACTTGGTACCAGTGATGTGGTAACCGTAGTGGTAGTCAACGGCCAGGATGTCCTGCATGGACAGGATGTTGCGGTCTGCACCGAGGCGCAGGTCCTGCTGGATGCCTTCGGAAACCACACCCGACTTGAAGAGGTACACGGGGTACTTCTTGGCGTGGGTGGAGGTGCCGCCGGTCAGGGCAGTCAGTTGGTCGTCGATCACCACGCGGAGACCCGCGAAAGTGGCAACTTCAGGGGCTGCAACGCCCACACCGCCGCCGCCCCAGGTGATGGCGCCGCCGGTGGACAGAGCCGAGGTGCTGAAGGTCAGCATCCCCACCTGCTGCAGGTAGTAAGCCACGTTGGAGTGCATGGCGATCGAGTCCAGCTCGTCGCCGCGCTCGCCCAGCAGTGCTTTGGTGCCAACCACGTTGGCCACGTTCAGGAAGTTGGCCTCGGTCATGGAACCGGGGACACCAGCAAACGATTTGTTGCTCTGGTTGGGGCCGAGCACACCAGCGCCGGAGATGCCGCCGAACAGACCCAACAGTTGGGCTGCCAGGGTGGCGGTCTTCAGCTTGTTGATGGCTGCAGACAGTTGGTTGCGGACGTGGCTGAGGGGGTCAGCTCCGGAGCCGAGTTTCGAGAGGTCGTCGGCCGCATAAGCGAAACCACGATGCAGCAGGGTCATGATCTGCTCGTCGGCAGTCACGTTCTGCGCGGTCAGATAACCCAGGCCACCATTCCAGCTGGAGGTGGACAGGATTTGGGTTTCGGTCGGGGCGATGGGGTCGAAGAAGGGCACGCGCACGCGGGTGCCGCCAGCGCGGGCGTCGAGGGCAGCGTTGCGCTGCACAATGCCGCTCTGAATCCACTTCGATTGCTCGAAGATGCCTTCAGCGGTGTACTGAAGAAATTCAGGACGGGTAACAAGGTTCGAGAGAAAAGTTCCCCCGAAGTTGCTGTTAGAAGCAGACATGGGTTAGCTCCAGTGGAGTCAGGGTTGGGGAGGTGCCCCACAGGGGCTAGAAACCGGCTTCTGTTTTCAACAGCCTGGCTTTGTCGGGGTCGCTGGCGAGCATCATCATTTGCTGAGTGACGTTCCAGGCGTCCTTAGACCAGGGGTTGGCTTGGCCGGGGAGGGCGGTGGCGCGGGCACTACCCGTGACACCCATGCCGGCGCGGTTCGTGGCGGCAAAATGATGCTCGTAACCGCTGCCGGGGTTTTTTAAGTTGGCGATATACTCGCCAATCGGAACTTCCACGCCGCCGACATAAGCCACAGGCTGTCCTTCTTTGGCGCGTAAGTTCTCCTGCACCAAACGATAC